CGAGCCCGATAGGGCTAGCTCGCGTGGTAGCACTCGCTATTGGGATATCTCTATCTATAGCAATGCCCCTAGATGCACAGGCGTCAAACAAGCAAATACAATGGGCAAAACAATTAGCCAAACAGCAATTAACTGATAAGCAAGAGCTATGCCATCATGAGATAGTGTTTAGAGAGAGTACTTGGAACTATAAGGCTATAGGGAATATAGGCGGCACCAAGCAGACATATGGGCTATATCAGATGAAGGTAGAGAGCCTCAAGCATGCTAATAGCATTAAGCAGTTCTGGATGTACTATCACTATGTAGGCTATAGGTATGGATGGACTGAGTATGAGGATCCTAACTACTGTGGTGCATTGCATCATCTAAAGACTAGAGGATGGCAATGAGTACAAAGCGTGGTGATCCTCGAGGTACGCGTGCCTATAAGGCAAGGCGCTTAGAGGTGCTACAAAGAGATCAGTGGTCATGCTTCTACTGTCAGATGCCAGCCACTACAGTCGATCACGTGATCCCAATCATTCAAGGAGGGGATCCGATTGCATACGATAATCTGGTGGCATGTTGTGCTACATGCAATAGCAAGAAGGGGAGTAGGTCTGAGGGCGTTTTTTTAGCACGCACGGCCACCCCCCCTGTCTTTTCTTCCAATATGTACCCGATGCAGTCCAGACTGATGCCGGACTCACCCTTTTCTGCCCGACCGATCCCGATCGATGGTGAATGATGGGAGCTCGTAAACAGCCGCTGCGAGGGGCAACCAAAGCAAGGCTTCACAGTCCACTTCTCAAGGGCAAAACTAGAGCCGATGAGGTCGCTAAGATGGCCGAGGATCTAGGCACGCCTCTTTTGCCCTGGCAACGCTGGTTACTTGATGACATGATGCGAATTGACGCTAAAGGGATGTACATTCGCAAGACTTCACTCGTTCTAGTGGCTCGCCAGAACGGCAAGTCTCACCTAGGACGTATGCGTGTTATCTGGGGTCTCTTCTATGGAGGCGAGACTAAGCACTTGATCATGTCTTCCAACCGAGCCACAGCCCTCATGACCTTTCGAGAGATCGCGTGGATCATTGAGAACGCACCTCACCTCAAGGCAGGCACGAAGGCGATTCGGTACGCCAACGGCGGAGAACGAATAGAGCTACTCAATGGGGCAACGCTCGACCTCGTATCTGATACGCGAGATTCATCCCGTGGTCGCACCGCTGATTTTCTCTGGATCGATGAAGTTCGAGAGATAAGCAAGGACGGATACACCGCCGCGATCCCTACTACTCGCGCAAGGGCTAACAGCCAGACACTACTGACTAGCAATGCTGGCGATGCGTTCTCCGAAACTCTCAATATTTTGAGAAGCAGAGCGTTAGAAGCCCCTCCTAAGTCTTTCGGGTTTTACGAATACAGCGCACCGCAGTACAGCAAGATCACAGACCGCAACGGCTGGGCGATGGCTAACCCAGCGCTTGGCTACACCATAACGGAGGAATCACTTGAAGAAGCTGTCGCTACTAATAAGATCGAAGACACTAGAACTGAGCTTCTTTGTCAATGGATTGATTCTTTACAAAGTCCGTGGCCTCATGGCGTACTTGAGGCAACCTCAGACGCGACGCTCCAAATTCCGATCGGTGGCTATACAGTCTTTGGCTTCGATGTATCTCCTTCTCGCAGGAATGCAAGCCTCGTTGCTGGTCAGATTATGGGTGACGGAAGAATTGGAGTCGGTATCCTCCAGACATGGGAGTCGCAAGTCTCGGTCGATGATCTAAAGATTGCAGCGGAGATTAAAGCGTGGGCTGATCAGTATCGGCCGAAGATGATCTGTTATGACAAGTATGCAACGCAATCAATAGCAGAACGCCTTGCCAATGCAGGCCAGATCATTCAGGATGTATCGGGTCAGCAGTTCTATCAAGCGTGTTCGGACTTACTGGACGGGCTCGTTAACAGTCGAGTAGTTCATAATGGTCAAGAAGAGCTGATTAAACAGATGAATAATTGCGCCGCTAAAGTCAATGATTCAGCTTGGCGAATCGTAAAGCGTAAGAGCGCTGGCGATATCTCTGCACCGATCGGCTTAGCGATGGTTGTGTCGATGCTACTTAAACCGCAACAGATAGCGCGTATCTACACGGAATGACCTACATGTAGTGTATAATTGCGACCTATGGGTATCCTTTCGCGCCTCACAGGTGCAACACCGAAGGCCAACGTCGAAGCGCAATACGCACCGCAGGTTCTAGGTGAGTATTCACCTTATGCGATGCCCTTCCAGTTCGCCTACGTCGGACGAACAGAAGCTCTCGGAGTTCCAGCGCTAGCCCGTTGCCGTAACTTACTTGCAGGCACTATCGGCGCTATCCCACTTGAACTTTACAAGAAGTCAACAGGTGAAGAACTAGGCAAGCCCCTCTGGCTTGATCAGCCTTCGTATCACCAACCTCGATCAGTAACGATCGCTTACACAGTCGATTCACTTCTATTTTATGGTCAAGCATTCTGGCAAGTAGTCGAGACTTATCAGGAAGACGGCCGCCCTTCACGATTTAACTGGGTCGCTAACAGCCGAGTAACCGCAACACTTGATCAAGATAATATTTTCGTAAAGTCATACGCCATCGATGGCACAACAGTACCGATGGACGGCCTCGGCTCACTCATCACATTCCAGTCACTCAATGATGGCATTCTAAACACTGGTGTCTCGACAATTCGATCCGCTATTGACATTCAGAAGGCTGCCGCAGTTGCAGCAGCGACACCAATGGCCTCAGGATATATCCGTAACTCTGGCGCTGATCTTCCGCCAGCAGAAGTTCAAGGACTTCTGGCCGCTTGGAAGTCTGCCCGTCAGAATCGATCCACCGCTTATCTCACATCTACCTTGCAATATGAGGCCGTAGGTTTTAGCCCTAAAGATATGATGTATAACGAAGCGATTCAGAATCTTGCAACAGAAGTTGCTCGCCTCTGCAACGTGCCACCTTATTACGTCTCAGCAGATCAGAATACGACAATGACCTACGCGAACGTTCAGGATGAGCGTCGCCAATTCCTCACACTATCTTTACAGCCATTTATATCAGCCATCGAAGATCGTCTTTCAATGGATGACATAACAGCCCGTGGCAATATTGTGAAGTTCGATATCGATAAGAATTATCTCCGAACAGATCCACTTGCAGAACTAGCAGTCATTCGCGAGATGCTTGATCTCCAGTTAATTACCCAGGAGCAAGCAATGGCGATGACTGATCTAACACCTAACGGAAGCGAAGGAATCATATGAAAGAGATGCTGACCTTTTCGGCAGAACTTACAGCGGACGCGTCAGAGCGCACTATCTCTGGCAAGATCGTACCCTTTAATGGCGAGGTCGGAAACACTTCGGCTGGTGCCGTAGTCTTTGAGCGTGGCGCGATTAACATAGCTGATTCAAGCAAAGTGAAGCTCTTACTAGAGCACGATCCTAAGCAGCCAATCGGCCGCGCTCAATTCTTTAATGAAACAGAAGATGGAATCTTTGCATCTTTCAAGATTTCTAAGTCATCCAGAGGAACCGATGCACTTATCGAAGCCTCAGAAGAACTTCGTACTGGTCTCTCAGTCGGAGTAATGGTCAATGCAGCCAAGCCTAAGAATGGCGTGCTGTATGTATCGAGCGCTGACCTCCTCGAAGTAAGTTTGGTACAAGCAGCGGCATTCAAGTCTGCGGCAGTAACCGATATAGCGGCATCTGAAGATGAAGCCGTCGAAGAAACCCTACCTACAGAAAGCGAGACAGTCGTGGAAGACACAACAGTCGAAGCAACACCAGTAGAAGCCGCGGCTGTGGAAGCTGCTCGCCCTGCTGTAACAGCAATGGCTTACACAAAGCCAAGAATCGAAGTAACCGCAGCTAAGTACGTTGAGAATACAATTCGCGCAGCAATGGGCGATGATTCAGCACGTCAATGGATCGCAGCAGCGGCAGATACCACAGACAATAGTGGCCTCGTCCCTACACGCCAGCTTGATCAGATCATCAATCCACTCGGAACAACAATCCGCCCATCAATCGATGCGATCTCACGCGGAACTCTTCCTGATGCGGGTATGACTTTCGAGATCCCACGTATTACAGCGATGCCAACAGTTGCAATCGAGCCAGAAGGCGATGCATTTTCTGATACAGATCAGACATCAAACTTCCTCTCAGTCAACGTACAAAAGTATGCAGGACAGCAGACATTCTCTGTTGAATTGCTAGATCGTACATCTCCAGCATTCTTTGATGAACTAGTCCGCAACATGGGCGCAGCATACGCAAAGGCTACAAACTCAGCAGTAAACGCTGCACTTATTTCAGGCGCAGCACTTGATGCAACAACAGTTGCAGCATACCCAACAGCAGCAGAACTCCTCGGAATTGTTGCTCGCGGATCGGCTGCCGTCTATGGCGCAACAGCAGGACTTCCTAACCCATTCGCTCGTAACATGATCGTCTCTACAGGACAATGGTCTAACATCATGTCACTTAACGATGCAGGACGCCCAATCTACACAGCTTCACAGCCAATGAACGCAGGCGGAGTTGTAGCACCTACATCACTCACAGGTAACGTTGCAGGACTTAACCTCTACGTAGATCCTACAAACGCAGGCGACGGCGATGGAACAATCCTCATCGTTAACCCAGATGCTTACACATGGTACGAGAGCCCAACCTATCGCCTTCGCGCAGAATCAACAGCGACAGGACAGATCACAATCGGCTACTACGGCTACGGCGCAATCGCAACCAAGGTTGCAGCAGGCGCATTCAAGAATAACAAGCAATAAGAAACACCCTAAGTCGCTGGCTGGGTAGTGCCCTTCTACCCAGCCAGTCTTTAGAAAGGAAAACAGGATGGCTCTGACAACAGTTGCAGAACTTCGCACGGCTCTAGGCGTAGGTACCCTCTACGCCGATTCAGTCTTGCAACAAGTATGCGACGCTGCGGATAACGTCCTTCTACCATTTATCTGGTCGAACACCCTTTCAATTATCGGGCACAGCAACACAGCAAACACAGGTACATCTTTCTTTGAACAATCAGTCCATGACGTTCTATACGTTGGAGAGACTGTCGTGATCACAGGCGCAGGATCGAAGCACAACGGCAACAAAACAATTACGGCCGTTGATAATCGTTCGATAACCTATGCAATTACAGGCAACAATAACGCTGTGAAGCCTTATCACCCTATCAACCCTTATGGCTTACTTTCAGCCGATACTTATCTTGATCCTTCTACAGTTCCAGCGATTCAAGAAGCTGCTCTCATGATCTCAGTAGATATCTGGCAGTCACGCCAGGCGCCTTCATCTGGCGGAGTAACGATCGATGGCTATCAGCCTTCACCTTACAGAATGGGCAATACACTCCTAGCACGCGTTCGTGGATTGCTTGCGCCTTATCTCGATCCGAGATCGATGGTGGGCTAATGGCCGCCATATCAACACTTCGCGCAGGACTTGCAGCAGCTTTAGTCGATAATACAAAGTACTCAGTATTTGCATTCCCACCTTCAACGCCGATTGCTAACAGCGTTATTGTTGCACCTAGCGATCCTTACATAACCCCATCTAACGGCTGGCGAAACACTATCGCCCCTATGGCTCACTTTACTATTTCCGTCATGGTGCCACTTCTAGATAATGAAGGCAACCTTAACGGAATTGAGGACAATATCGTGCGAGTCTTTAATAAACTCGCGGCATCCTCATACACCTACAATGTCACAGAAGTATCGGCGCCAGCCGTACTAAGTGCCGTCTCGGGTGACTTGCTTACCTGTAATATCAACGTGTCAATCTTGACAGAATGGACTTAACCATGACCGACTTGGAACAATGGGAAAAAGATAATGAAGCATTCCTGATCAAAATCGGTCAGGTAAAACCAGCGGCTGCAAAGCCAATTACTAAGAAAGACGAGGAATAAATCGTGGCAGTATATCTAAGCAACGGAGTAGTTCTAACTGTCAACGCGGTTGATCTCTCTACTCTAGTTACAAGCGTTACCCTTAACCGATCATTCGATGAGCTCGAAGTAACAGCGATGGGCGATAACGGACATAAGTTCGTCAAAGGCCTAGAAGCCTCTTCGATTACAATCGACTTTCTCAATGATGAAGCAACAGCTAAGACACTTCAGACATTGAACGCACTAGTCGGAACCAACACAACAGTCACACTCAAGCAGACTTCTGCTATCACATCTGCTACAAACCCACTTTACACAATGACTTGCCTAGTCAATAACATCACACCTATTAACGGTGCTGTTGGCGATCTATCGACTCAGAGTGTAACCTGGAACGTATCAGGCGTAGTCGCAGTAACCACCGCATAATCTAACTAAACAAAGGGGCACAGCATGGCAAAACTAATAGTCACGATGGCAGACAACAGCGTCACCGAGATCGA